GTTTATCCATCTCTGCCATTTCAGTCTCTGTCTGCTTAAGAACTTTAGATCTTACATATTGAGTAGAGAAATATTTACCCATATATGGTTCCATAGAAGCAAGAACACCCAATTGCTCTTGAAGAAGTTCATTTTCTTTAAGATCAGAGAAATGATTATCATACAAGAAATCATACTGAATATGTTCTTCTAATGAATCCCAATCTTCTGGAGTAATGATATTCTTAAGAATTAACTGAGTCTTCAACATATCATTGAATACACCAGAGAATCTCTTACGTAGTCTACCAACAAACTTGGTAAATTTAAGTTCATCTCTTAAGATCTCTGATGATCTACCTAGATTGAATCCACCTTGACTATCGAGTCTACTCGATGGAACATTCAGTGACTTATAAAGTTTAGTTTGGAAATATTCAATGTCAGTAAGTTCCCCAAGGTTCTGTCCACCAGGAAGTGTAGTGATTTCAGTACCTCTACCACCTTCTCTTCTAGGAAGCCAGAAGTCTTCCAACATTGCCATGTATTTTTTATCATCACGAATCTCACCAGTATCAGCATTATAAACCAGTTTATTTCTATAACGGTTCATAACATCACGCAGATATTGCTCAGCCTTAATCTTAGGAAGATTACCTACATCAATGTAGAATATTCTTCTTTCTGGAGCACGAGATAATCTGTAGATAACAAGACTATCCTCAACCATTCTTAACTGGTTAAGTGCTTTGATTGCTTTATGTAAGTAAGATAATACTGTTTGCTTATTACGATCTACAAGTCCTGAAGTAACAAATGTAATTGCATCTTTTGCAATCTTAACTGCACCTTTTTGATCTTTTGTTGGAATTATACCACTACCCTTAGTTACGGTATTTGGGTCATATAGATAAAACTCATTAATTTTTGGAGCATCATATGCCTTTATATCTGTTGCATTATTACTTACATCAAAAGGTGACATATTATTTGATCCAGTTCTCTCAACTTGACGAACTAATCTTATTTTAAGTGGATCAATAAATCTTATTTCTTTAATACCATCATCTGGTTTTTGTATATCTATTACCTTATGATAGAAAACTCTTCCGTCAATATACCAGGTACGAAAAATCTCATGACACTTCTTATCGAAGTTCATGAGTTCTTTGATATACTTAAATTCTGATCTAATATGATCCTTTAACTTATCTGATGCATTAAGGTTTGATAATTCAATCTCTACAGGTGAATCATTCAAATCAGAAACAATAGCTTCATTTACAACATCTTCAATAGCACTATCACACTCTGGATGTAGACACATTTCACGGTATCTACGAATCAGATCTTGCTCACTTTTATATACTCCTTCAATATCAACATACTGCCCATAGAATCCACTAGAGACATAAAAATCTGACTTATCCTCATCACTAGGGGGTATAGGAGATATGACCCCCTTTGATTTGTCATCCCCATCGGGGATTTTAAATCCAAACAGTTTTGCCATTGTATAAATGTTTTGCTACTATTATAGCATTATTTATGATTATGCGCCAGTGCCAAGTTGTGATTCTCCTCTAGGATCTAGAGCATCCCACCATTGTACTTGTAAATCCACACTGAATTCTTCGATAACATCTGAACTATCGTATGATAGAGCAATGTCCGAAACATTAGTTGGAAATACACCGTAGAACTTATATGCCTTAAGAACAGGAACATTAGTATCTGTTGCTGGTACTATACCACCTACTTGTGATCTTCCCAATTGTCTTACAAATACATCTTTCTGATATGATGTAGGATCTGTTAATCCTGCATTATCTTCATGTTTGTTGATCAAGTTCATCCATCTTTCAAAGGCAGTTCTAACTCCAAAATCAACATCGTTGATAACGGTAACTGTCCAAGGATCAAATGTTCTGTCTCCAGAAATTTTTAAATTCCTTCCTCTGAATGGAATATTGATTGGTGTAATATTAGATGCTGGAAGAGCAGCTGCTTTAACCAGAAATCTAACTTTATCCGTAATTTCATCTCTTGTTGATGAAGTAGGGATTGCTTCGTCGGGGAAGAATAACTCGCATTCAAATAGATTCGGACGAGCACCACCCCCGACCATTCTACCCTTGAATGCATCAAGGGTTCTATCCTTCGTTGCAGGAATGTTTAGGTTGGCCATTAATGTTTTCCTCTAAGTAAATTAATTAAACGTTTCCAACGACTTCTTCAAAACTAACCCCAGTGCGAGTTGCAACAAAAGTAAGTCCGATAAAGTTAATAGATCTTGCTGGTTTAACAAAGATGTCAGCTCTAAATTGATTAGAATCAATAACGTCAGGTGTGTTATTTGTCTCATCACAAATAACTACATACTCGTTAATTCCTCGTTTCGCTTTAACATCACGTAGATAAGGATCAACAATATTCAAGAAGTTCGACCTAGTAATTACATCATTAAACTCGAACAACTGATCTCTTGCTGCTCTTTCAATTGTATCCTCAATAGTAAGGAACAAACGACGAACGTTAATACGATCAAAGGCAGAAGCATATCCAAGTCCAGTCTTATCTCCAAAGAGAATAATACCAGCACCAGGAGAAGCAATAACTGGATTGATTCTCTTAGGATAAAGTTGATCTCTCTGTGCCTGTGATGGATTGTATGCAAGTTTAATTGCTCCGTTGATTGCACCCCTAGAAGATCCAGCAGGTGAGAACCAAGAGAATGAATTAATTGATGTTCTTGCCATCAATCCAGCAACATCTCCATTTAAAGGAAGATATCTATACTCATTATTCCATCTATCAAAAGCATACTTATAACCAGAGTCAAACACCGCATAAGATGATGATTGAATCTTATCATAGTAATCAAGTATATTATCTGTCTGTGTGTCACTATCTGATACATTAACAACACCTCCACGATGTGGAGAAATACAAGCAATACAATCTTTTCTTTCAGCTGCAATAGCAACTATTTCCGAGGCCTTTGCTTGTGAATCCCAGATATTAGAACCACCAGATGGTCCTTGAAGTATGAAGTTGATATCATACTCTGCAGGATTCCTAAGTTTTCCATAGGATTGCAATATGTTTGCACGAGTTGCAGCATATCCACCAGAAGAAGTGTAATTTTGACCACCTGATAGTGTATAAGTCTCAGCACCACGAACATCAAATGTAACTCCCTGTGCATTTTGCCCAGTCGTTCCAGTATTTGTTGCTGTAAATGTGTTACTTGCACTAGCAGTCAATCCAGATGCAGCACCTGAAGTTGAATAACCAACATAAATGTAATTTGAAGTCTTTGCAATAACATCTTTGACATAGTAATTTTCAGTTGGAGAAACTTTTCCATCCTTTGCTTTAGATAGATAAGTGTGCTTCTCAACAATGTTTCCTGCAATTCCAGTTACTGTTCCTTTGTCATCAACAACAACAATATGCATTTCATCGTTTTTAGCACTTCTTTCTGAAGCATACTGAGATGTTCCAGGTTTTTCTGCAATTGTCTTCCAAGAAATATCTTGATTAGTCAATCCAAGAGTCTGCTCATTGTACCAATCTTTCACAGATGTTGCAGATGTTACAGTTTTCTTAGCAACATGAGCTGAATCCGAAAAATACATTACATTTGTATCGGTATTAGTATCTACAGTTCTTGTGAATGTAAATCCTGCTGTAGCAATACCAGTAATTGTTTGGTCTACTGTAACTTCAGATGTTCCGATTGAAACAATTTTAGTTCCTGTTGGAATAGTTACAAGAGTAGATGCTGTAGAAACAACGTCTCCTACTGCAAGATCTTTACTTGCATCTCCATTGAGGTTTGAAGTAGTAATACCAGTGATAGTAATATCATATGCAGTATCAATAGTACCATCTGTTGTTCCGAGACCAGTAACAGTAGGAACACTTGTTACTACTGGTTTTACAAAAGAAAGTTGTGAATAATCAGTAGTACTCGAAACACCTGCATCACTTACCCAATCGGTAACTTTTATATCAACTGTATAATCCCAGTTTGTTGTTGAACCAGTTGTAACTGCAGTTGAAAGACCAGTAACTATACCTCTCAAATATCCATCATAAGATGAAGTATTTCCAGTACCAACAGCAGCACGAACTATTCCAGCAATTGATTGAGTGACTCCCAAACCAACTGCATAATTTGCTGCTTCGTCTTTAGTAGCAGTAATTAAAACTCTTTGGTCAGCAGCAGCATCAATTGTACAAACTTTTAAATCATTTGCCCATGTACCAGGATCTTTAGATGCGTATGAAAAAGTTAATGGTTCATTTGAAGTTGTTGTATAATTCTCTTGATAATTATCATACGATTTAATTTTTACAGTTGCTCCTCCAGAATCTGAAGGTACTGTTCCAGAATTCGCATTATTGAGTGTTGTTCCATCTGATCTGAATACTCTTAGGATTCCTCCATAAGAAAGATAATTAGATGCAGTTAACCAATACTCATACTGTGCGTCTGTTGAAAGTGGCTTTCCAAAGGTAGCAACAAGATCTTGTTCATTCTCAATTAAGATTGCTTCATCGATTGGTCCTTTCTCAAATGGACCTGCGATTGCACCAACCTGCTCATTTGCTCCCGTAATGCTACCAACAGTTAAGTCAACTTCCCTTACCTTGGTTCCAGGTGATACTAAGTTAAGCGACATGTCTTTCCCTCTTATAGAAAATTCAATTTTTTTTACTAAAATTATTTATAAATTACTTACTCTTACATGCACTTTTACATGTAGTCCCACATGTAGTTCATACCACCACCCTTATCTCCATATTCATCTGCATACCATCTTTCACCTTCTGGATCTACGAAGGAAGTCTCTTCAGTGAGTCCATCAGACATAAAACCAAAAGGTGCCATATCTTGTTCTATTTGATTTTTTTGCTCATCATATAATCTCTTTCTTACATCTTGATCTGTCAGTTCTTTAAAGTAGTCTTGAGCAACCAACCATGCATAAATTACCAAGCACATGGCAAGGTCATCGTTACATCCATCCTCTGCCTCGAATGAGTTACTCTTAGATATGAAGGTAGTTAATTCTGAAATAATCTCATAATCATTGAAGTAGAGTTTATCCTCCTCAATCATAGCCTTGAGGTTAAGTGCTCCTACCTTTTTAACCGTCTTAGACATCTTGACTCCTAACTGAGTCTTCTTACCAGAGAATCCTTGACCTACAATCTGACCTGCTCTACCTCTCATAGAACACATCAGTAGATTGGTATACTCTAAATCAAAGTTTAGAATAGCAGCAACCTGATCTCCTACATCATTTACCTCACAAAGAATAAATGCATTATTATAATTCCTTGCTACTTCATAAATGACATTGGGGAATATCATTGGTTTGATTTCATTATTCCTATATTTTGCTACTACCTTATGAGGGAACTCAGTAATATCAACTACTACAAATGCAGAATAATCCTCTCCTACTCCTCGTGCAACGTCAACAGTAATTAGATAATCATGCTTATCTTGCACAGGATGATAGACATCTAATCCAGCACTTTTTGTTACTGGATTGTCATATACTAATGTTTTTAACTTACTTGCAGCAATTAATGTATCAATAGATCCTAAGAATTCACACTCAAACTCAATTTTAAATTGTTGTTCGGATGTATTGGCAATAGTAGATTTTTTCCATTTAGCATTTCTACCAGGAACTTCAGACCAATGAACATCAGTTGGAACATATTCATTCTTACCTTTTTCTGCATCATGCCACAATCGGTAGAAGTGATTCATACCATGTGGGGTTGAAACTATAATTACTTTTGTGCTTTTACCAGAAGTAATAGTAGGGTAAACACTAGCAAAGAAAGAGTCAGCGATGTGATTGGGAACAAAAGCAAA